AGAAGATTCGGAAAATCCTATTTATCCTGTATTGAACTACTTCGTGGAGCGATTGATCGACCAGGGGAGACATATTTTTACTGTGCACCGACATATCGAATGGCAAAAGACATTGCATGGAAAGAATTAAAGAGATTAGTGCCTCGATTATGGATAAAAAGCAAAAACGAAACAGATTTGCGGATTGAGTTGATTAATGGATCGACAATCGAGCTAAAAGGAACAGAAAATGCGATGGCATTGAGAGGAAGAAGTCTTTCGGGGGTAGTATTGGATGAAGCAGCATTTATGGATCAGGAAGTGTGGGCAGAAGTTATAAGACCAGCTTTAGCTGATAAACAGGGGTGGGCATTGTTTATTTCTACACCTGATGGTACTGCCAGTTGGTTTTATGATATGTGGTGTTATTGCGGAGAAACCGAGCGAGATGATTGGCAAAGGTGGAGTTTTACCACGATTGAAGGGGGTAATGTAAAGGAAGAAGAAGTCGAAGCAGCTAGGGGTCAATTAGATGCGAGGACATTTAGACAGGAATTTGAAGCTAGTTTTGAAAATTTAACTGGTTTAGTTGCTGTTAGTTTTAGTGATGAGAATATCTCTAAGGAAGTGCAGGATTTACACATGATGCCTTTGTTAATCGGATTGGATTTTAATGTTGACCCTATGGCAGGGGTTTGTGCAGTAAAGCATAATGATTGTCTTTATGTGTTTGATGAGATTATGTTGACGGGTGGGGCAACAACCTGGGATTTTGCAGAAGAGGTTGTAAGGCGATATGGAGTAGATCGAAGGGTAATTGCTTGTCCTGACCCAACGGGTAGTGCAAGAAAAACCAGTGGAGTCGGTGTTACAGACCATACGATTTTGAGAAGAAATGGTTTTACTGTTATGAGTCCTAAGTCTCCCTGGAAAATTAGAGATAAGATAACTGCTGTTAATACTGCATTGCTGGATGCGGAAGGGAATCAAAGAACATTTATTCATCCAAGATGTAAAGAATTAATAAAAGCACTTAGAACATTGACTTACGCTCCAAATACAGGGATGCCTAATAAACATCTAGGAGTTGACCATGCGTTTGATGCTTTTGGTTATCTTTGTCTACAGCAATTTAATTTGGCAAAACCAGAGACATTAGGTCAAACTGCGTTTAGAATATACTAAGAACTACCTAATTCTTACTATGCCTTACCATACTGGG